ATAATTGTGTAAACACAAAAAGGATAGGTAACATTTTGAGGAGCAATATCTGGAAAGATGCGTAATCCGCAAACACCAGTAACTGCCACATCAGTTGATAGTCTCCCATATATTACTTTACCTATCATAATACTTGCCAGAATTTTTTAGGTCTCTCCTGCATAATGAAAATGCATTCATTACGCATGGTTTTAATTACTTTTTCTCTACTTAAATTTCTTGCTTGTACTACTATTTTATTATACCAGGCTCTTGTGCTTCCAAAAACCATGTGAGCATAAAAGCCATTTGTTCCTTCGCTACTATTTATACCTTTATTCATTGTACCTCTTTTATACAATGGCCCTACCGCTCCAACGGCATATCTATATGATTTAAGATTTTTAGATAAATCAATAATAGAGTTTCTTAAATTACCTGGTTGTACAGTCATAGATGCGCGATCATCTTCTGCCCATCCTTGCATTTTTTTATTACTAAAAGGATTGGTACTAATACGGTGAGGCTTACTGCTAACTGGTACTAATGACTTATATACATCTAATGCGATTGGAGTAGCTGAATCAATTACTCTACTTCTTTCTTTTACTGTACATTGCTCCATTAACTCTGCAAATTCAATAACCGCATCTGCTAAACCTACCACTCTTAATGACATACCTTGGAAACTCCTTCTACCTGCGTAGTTAGACTTCTGAAGGTCTTTAAGGTGATTTATTTGTTTAGCTGATAAATATCCCATTACACATAGTTTTGAGCAAATGAACAAAATAAATGCAAATACATATTGTCTTCACTTATCTGGATGTTTTCTATTTGATAATATTTATCCATCCAGATAATTCTTTGTTGCTCGTTTATGTCTGTCCTATTTCGACAGGTAACTCTCACCTGGCTTAATGCTGTTATCTTGCCACCTTCTACCTCCTCCTTGTTTACTCCTTTATAATCTACTATTGCCCACACCTCGGCAAAATTACTCCATGTCTCTGTTCCAAAACCAGTATTACCAATAGCACGAGAAACGCTCTGTACTATTATTCTTTCTCTCAATCTTCCTATTTCTTCTTTCTTATTGTATCTCATTAGAATAATTGAACTCTATATTGATCTAAAAGATATTGAGAGGCAGTAGGCATCTTTCTAACGTAATCTTCTCTGTTGTCGTAGGTATCAGCAATCATCATTAACATTGCTTGTCTTATTTGCATAGGTACACCGCTTGCCTCACTGCTAAATCCTGCCGTATAAGTTATAGTCACATCATTTATATTACCATACAATGTTGGCCATGTTTTGCCAAATGCAAGAGATAGCCTGCATGGTTTTGAAAAATTATCTACAATGTAATTACTACTATTGTATGTCTGTGTTGTATTTTGGCTGTCTGCGTACTGAAAATTAGTTACGGCAATAACTGGAGAAATACTTAAATAAATAATTGGATTTGAAAGCCTATCTAACTTTTCAGTAATAGTTTGAGTAATCAATGCCATGTTAAGGTAACTTTCAGCAACGTGACGAGCTCCAGTAATTAAAGTAGTAATCATTGTATCATCAGCAGATGTATCAACCTTTAAATAGTTTTTTACTTCAGACAATGTCCAAGGTTCTGTTACTGGTGCCGTTGTTACTTTCCAAGCCATTTGATTATATTTTAAAATGGAGGACTATATTTCAAGTCCTCCAGATTAGATCCCCTATTATTTACAGATTCTTTAGGTGCTTAATTGCAGCCGTATTAAGCAATTTGCCATCATAACGAGCATACATTAAGAAACCTACTTCCATCTCATCCATGAAACGCTCACGCAATGGCACAAGCACATTGTTAGCTACCTGGCGAATGATATACTTACTCCAATCTCCAAAATAAATAATTTTAGCATCAGCAGCCTGTGCAGATGGTAAATCATTGTTCACAAAGAAGTTGTAACCTAATAATCTGTCTGGTGTACCTTCTCTAAGTGATGGTTGAAATAATGGATTATTTGCAGTATCAAAGTTTAACTTCCTAACCGCACTTAAAATCTGGTCATGCATCATGAACGCAGCCGATGGGCTATTTCTGTAAGCAATGTCAACCGAATGAACAAGGTCAACCAAGTTAGCAGCAGTAAACGCGCCAGTAGTTGCAGATTCTACACCAGAAGGTGCAACATCTCTGAATCCTGTTGGTTTTCCAGAACCATCACCAGTTGTAAATGCAGTGTTTAACGCTCTACCTAAACGCTCACCTAACATTATTGGTAATTCACTATTCAATAAACCAAACTCGTCATTTGCCCATTCAACAGATACTTTAACCAATGTGTTACAAACGTGAGCTGCAAAAGTTTCTCTTGTAAAGGTCATATCTTGTACAGTTACTGCTGCTGCCTCTGTATGCCAGTTAGCAGCCGTGCCTGTATCATTAACTTTTGGCCAGTACAATGTACCTGCTTTTGGTGTAGTGATTACACGGCTAACCTGTAACATTGGTCCGTAGTAAGCCATTGTTCTTTCCAATTCGTTAGAGAACTGGTAAGGAATAACATAACCACCTGCCAATCCAGTCTCCGCAGTAGTAATCGTTGCAGTACCACGCATTTCACGGAGTAAACCGCGCTCAGTGTTATTCAACTCTCTCTTTGCAATAGCCTTGATAAATGCAGAGTGATACTCTGGAGACTTAACAATCTCTCTTTGATCCCTTGGCAATGCAGCAAGTGTATCTTCAATACCACTAACTCCTCTTGACTCAGAGTTGATTTCATTCCATCTTTCTAAACGTGAAATTTGGTCTGTATAACTTTTAAAAGAGCTATCTGCTTTATCCCATTGTGCGGATTCGTCGGCGGACATCAATCTACCTTCGGCTGCGGCTCTTTTTTGTAGGTCTTCCATTATTGCGTAATCGGAAGCCCGCTTTTCTCTTAATTCCTTTGCAGTCATTATTTTGTTTTTAAATTTAATAAGTGCAGGGCGTTCCTGCGTAACTCGTTCTGTATATTAATTTCAGATTTAACACATATGTCAATAACACTTTGTAATTCTTCATCTACCTTTCCTGCTATCTGTTCATAACTTCGCTTGGCAACCATGGTATCTGGATTAGCCGGATAAGTTACCGGAGAAACATCATATACTTTTTTAATGCCTCGAATAACTCTTTTAGGTTTCATGCCTTCCCTTTCTTGCCAGTCCTCTGCCTCTACACTAAAAGCAAATGATGATTGATAAACATCACCACGTTTAACCATTTCTAAAAGGTCGTTACCTAAAGAAGTGTTTGGTGCCTCAAACTCATATTCCATAGCAGAACCAGTAACTTTTAATTTTAAAGTACCGGATTTAGTTCTGGCTAAAACCATGTTAGCATCGTGATTAAACAATGCTACTACATCTGTCATGTCGGAGTTAGTAAATACATCTTGACTCATCTCTTCATCATACCAACCCATATCGTAGGCAGAGTTAAACACGGTAGCAGTGCCTACTATTGTGCGAGATTCTGGCATTGCTCGAAACTCGTAATTTATACTTCTCTTTTCCATTGTTTCTTCTTTTGACCTTTCGTCCATTATTTTATTAGCTGTTCTTTCTGCCCAGGGCAACATTGTTGAACCACCCCAAGCGTCATACATGATTGAACCGCATATTTCGTTATCGTTATCATCAAAATATTTACCTTGGTCATATACCTTGGCTCTACTTAAAAAACTATATGTCCTTATCACTTCATCGTCACTTAATGCCTCTCTTCCGCTTAACTGCCTTGCCCTTGTCCAGCCTACACTTGTACCGCACTGGCTACCATTATCTTCTTTATGCTGCAATGCTTTCTTTGCGGCATTTGTTGCTGATTGAGGGTAATTACTGTACGGCATCTGTCGTAGGTTCTATTTTTATGTTTGATGCTAAAGGCAATTCATAACTATCTCCACCGGTGTAAGGATTCATATTCTCTTTAATCCTAATTTCGTTAGGTGACATAGCTAATACATTACGCATAGTTGTGTAGTAAGAAGATCTTGCTGCCACATCGCCACGGAGTAAGCCATCAAGATTAAAACGTGTACTATACCTTTCTTTTTCTACCTCAAAAAATATCTTTCTATTAAATTCTGCCTCTATAATTTCGCACAATGGCATAATGGTGTAATTAACAAACATTTGGCTTAACTGCTCCATGTTGCTAAATGTAGCCTTATCCATATCTTCTAATAAAACACCTGGTACACCAGTTATGCGAGCAATGTCTGATATAGTAGCTTTCTTTGTTTCATTAAAAGCTGCATCATTAGGATTAAGACCTACCTTCTGAAAGTCCATGCCTTCCTCTAAGATGGCAGTGCCTCCAGCATTTTGACTGCCTCCAAATGCACGATTAAAAGAAGATTTTAATCTGTCGTATGCCTCATTAGTTAACTTACCAGGATGTTTTAACACTCCATTCAAGTGTGCGCCATTCTTGTAAAAGTTAGCACCATAATTTCTATTTGCTAAAGCCAAGCCGTAGTTATCTCTGTGAAGGTCCGGCATAACAAAACCATCAATACCATTCCATGAAAGGTTAGGTATATGAATGATGTTATCTGAACTATACTTCTTATTATTCTTCTTATTCTTAAATAATAACTCTCCTCTGGTATTATAGTAGCTTTCCATTTGCAACGGATCAAGTATCAAAAGACTTGTAATCCTTTGGCTATTTGCATTCCTGTTGATAGCAGCGTAAAATACACCATGGCTCAAATAATGCAAAACCATTGTTTTATAAAACGTATGAGCTGTGTAAAACTGTGAAGGCTCACGACTAACTATTTTAAAATTTGGATGTTCTTTAGCTATTCTTAAACTACCATCTTCTCCTTTTTCTATAATATCAAAAGGCAAGGAGGCAATAACACCTCCAAGTATTTGAGTCGCTCGGTAAAATGCAGGTAGACCAATAATAGAATATTCATCTACCGCTACACCAGCTGCAGATCCTCTTTGAAATAATGCGCCTAATGTATCACCGTTTATTGGTGTACTTGGATTTTCAATACTGGCACGAGTATTAGAAAAAAAAGACCGCATGGAGTTAATTATTCCCATGCGGCAAATATAAACCAAGATAGTATGAAGTAATGGAGTTATGGTAACATCTTAAACAAATCGCATTACCATGTAATTGCTTTTTGCTTTTCTAAAACTTTCGTAGGTCTTATATTTCTCATCCAATCCAAATTCATCTCTCTCCTCCTCCAATTTTATCCATGCCTCTTGATGTGTACGACATTCTCCGGATAACTCGTAAAACCTATGAAAATATCCGCTTGTTGAATTAATTTGTCTAACCTGTTGAGCGTACTCATGCTTTGCCATTAATTTTTCCATAATTAAAAGGTTTTTATTTTAATTAGGTACATTTTATAACATCAACAATCCTCCTTCTCTTTCTTTCCCCTCGTATATTGTTGGTCTATCTCCTTGCATTATCTGTGCGTAGGCCATAACCATTGCTACCGCTCCATCCACTTTCTCTGTGCTTTTTGCTTTATCTATTTTAATGTTGCCAGCAGGATCTAACCGCAACATAACATTGCTCATCATCCACTCTAATACTGGATTACCATCGTGCGTAATTTCATGAGATAAAAACAATTTTTCTACCTCCTTGGTTGGTGCAGACATGGAAATAAAACCTTGACCAAATGGTTTCATTGTTGCTCCATCGTTTGTTAACTGGATAACAAGCTGCGAGGCATTCCATCTGTCAAAGCAAATACATTCTATTTTATACTTAGCCGTTATTTCAATTACCTTATTCTTTATGTAATCGTAATCGGTTACATTACCATCTGTCATAGTTAGATGCCCATCTTGCTGCCATTGCAGATAAGGTACACCATCACTGAGCGATCTCTCTCTCACATTATCCTCTGGGCAAAAGTAATAAGATTTTATGTGTGGCTTAGATAATCCTTCTTGCACCGGAAAACAAAGTACAAGTGCGCAGATGTCACGAGTTGAGGCAAGGTCTAAGCCAGCAAAGCATTTTTTATTATACAGCGTAGTATCATCAATAAATAACCTGGTTGCATCAATGTAAGACTGGGAAATCCAAACGGAGGAGGTAGATGTCCATACGTTTAGATTTTTAGTCATGAATTGTATTTGCTTTGACGCTCCCTCATTTAATGCTTTTTGAAATTGGTCATCCATGTAACTTATGTATGGAGTGACACCAAGGTTAGGATTGCTCTTTGTCCAGTTCTTTTTATCCTGCCAGTCGTCGCCTTCATCTAAACAAAATAACAAAGGAAATACAGATTCATCCACCTTTCTATTTTCCAAAATATCAATCATTACCTTCCTATACAAATAACAAGGACTTTCCCGATTAAAGCCAGCAGTGGTAGTAATCAGCAGTAATGGTTGTATTCTTGACCCCATGCCAGTTTCCATCACGTTTATAACGTCTGAATTTTTATGCGCGTGAAATTCGTCAATGCAACAAAAACTGGGATTTAATCCATCTAAAGTATCGGCATCAGAGGAAACTGATTCAAATTTAGAATTAGTAGTAGGTACATTACAATTATACTTTAATACATTAACTAACTTGTTAAATGTCTTTGAATCATTCTTTAAATTCTTTAAAAATACTTTAGCCGTATCAAAAGCAATCCTTGCCTGGTCACGAGTAGTTGCAGCAGTGTACACCTCCGCTCCCGTTTCATTGTCTAACAGCAAACAATAAACGGCAATCGCAGCTGCTAACTCCGTTTTGCCGTTCTTCCTTGCTATTTCAAGGTAAGCCTTGCGGAAGCGTCTGCCACCAGTCTTTTTCTGCCATCCAAACAATACCTTTATAAAAAACTCTTGGAAAGGTTGGATGTTGAATCGCTGCCCGGCAAACTCGCCTTTGGTGTGTCGGAGTGCAGAAATAAAGGAGAAAGCCCTATTAGCCTTCTCCTCTGAAAACACATACTCCCAATCGTTATTTTTTAAATCAGCTAAATGCCTGTCAACTGCCAGCCTTGCATAGTTGCCTAATATTAATCGCCCCGAAACAACATCCTCAATAAATTTCATTTAGGTGTTTTAATTTCTATGGCAATAAATCTAAATAAAAAAAGAAAGCTAACAAATCCAAGTGCCTCTAAAAAGTCTATATAATCAAACCAAAAGAATTTAACAAATAACCAATTCCATAAATAGTAAAATGGAACGGCTAAACCTGTGACCATTATACTCATAACGATTATAAAGGTCAATGTTTCATAAATGCTTTGTTTCATTAGTTCATTTTTAAAAGTTTAGCAATCTCGTCATCCTCATCTTCGTTACTATCTCTAAAATAGTCCAATTTTAAACGGCTGCCAGGATCTAAGCCTAAACTCTTGCTTATCTCCAAAAACATATCCATACTTTGCTTAAATGCAGTCCATTCTGCAGAAACTTGCCTTGCACCGTTTGGATGCACCATAACTGCACCGGCAACTGCAAGAACCTCGGCATTGTAAAGCAGATGGCCAATAGCTCGCGTAGCAATGCTCAAAAAAATGTCATCAACGTCCTTGCTTGCCTTGTGCGCTTGTAAGTGTTCTTTTAATTTCTCATAAATCTTTACCTCGTCCTCATTCAGTTTTAGCAGCGACCTGCCGACTGGGCTACCGGAATAGGATTTGATACGGGAAGGTATCAATGTACCTTGAAGTTCTTTTGTTTTCAATGACTTTGCTCTCATTTGCTTTGCTTTTTTATGCTTTGGTTAAACCCCCCTTTTGGAGATTGATTTGATGTCTTCCTTTCTGCACAGTACGATGTTTAGGCTTTCGAGGTAATTCCTTCCCTCCCCCGGTCCTTCTCGCCTCTCCGACCCTGTCCGCTCGTTCTCCTCATGCTCCTCCTTGTTGTTCCATGCTCCTCTTCCTCTGTACCATCTGTGCCAGCCATGAGACGACGTCTGCCTTGTCCTTTGGTAGTATCTTTGCATCGGCATCCATGTAGATAGGAACAGGTGCTACACTTGTCTTCTCTAAGATAGACTTAGTATCATGGCAAGACTTACATAGTGCTAATAGGTTGCCTAAGTTATACATAGAACCACCACGCGTAATAGGTATCATGTGATCAACACATCCCTTCCTATCACCTGGTGTTATGTCAACCATCTCACCTAATACCAAGCACACCTCACACAATGGATTGGCACGTCTATAGTTTACGCTAACCTTCTGCCATGCACTGTTATAATTACCTTGCTCACCAGATGGCTTGCGCATCATCTTAGCCTTGTTAATGCTTGACTGTATGTACTTAGGTATGTATGGCATCTATAGTCCTTTTAGTATCTTGTATCGCTGCTGATTAAGTAAGTCTATGTGTAACACCTCATTAAGATACTTCCTTCCATCCTTAACGAGAGATAGCTTATTAATGTTGCCAGCTATAATAGCTAAGACAAGGTCAAAAAACTGGTGTGGTGTATCGTAACACATAACACCAGGTATATTAAACTCCTTAAAATATACATCTGCTAAGACTGGCATACCATTGGCTAAACATTCTATAGCAAAGATATTAGACTTACCTTCATTAAATTCATTCCTTACTAATGGATAGTACCCATAGTCACCTTCTATTCTTTGCATAAATGTAAAGTAAATAAACATACTATTCCATTCCACAAAGTTAGCCTTCTTACTAAAGTCATACATCATAAACTTAGGCATACCGAAGAAAGTAAATTCAGTATCTAATTCCATCGCCTTGTTGAGCTGCTCCTTTATGGTATGTAAGTCAGCAAAGTGTGTACTTCCTCCTCTCCATACAAACCTTGGAGGATTATGCTGCTCCTCTACTTTTGTCATAGGTAGGTCAGTAGGTGTCCATCCATTAGGTATAACAAACATAGGCTTATCATGGCTCAAAGGTTTATAAAGGTCATATAGCTTTTGAGTAGATACTATAATTACATCGGCAAATAAGAAAGTATCTTGTATTTGCTTTTGTACCTGTGGATTACTAAAATAAGTTGATGCAGGATTATCTTCCGGAACATTTAATAAATGATCGTCAAAGTCGATTATCACAGCCTTTCCCATTCGCTTTGCATCTGCCATGATACCAAGGGATGCAGTTGAATTAGGACGCTGAATTATGACAATATCTGTGTTATAAATATCATGCCACACTGCCTTTTCTTGGCTACAGATAATCAACTCAAATTTCTTTTGCAATGCAAGACGAGAGAAAGGGCCTATCGTCCTGTAGTAATCAGTCGCTTGACTCTTAGAAGAGGTAAATATAGTAGCCTTCATTTATTGTTTTTTTGCCAATCTGCACATAAATAATTAATAATCTCAACCAGTGGCATCTTCTTTCCAGTCTTTGCCGATAGCTTAATCTGTGTTGTAATAAGCATCCTATGACTATCCTCATCTAACAACACGCTTTTCTTTTTTTTCGTTAGTACATCCATTTTTTTATAATATTTATGCAAAGTTATACAATTATATATATATTTGCAAATAAAAAATAATCATGATAAAACTAATCGTTTCTGGAAGAGTAGGCAGTGATGCCGAATTAAAGACAGTAGGAGATACAACTGTATGCTCTTTTTCCATTGCCCACACTGAAAAAGTGTATGGCCCAAACCCATCGGAGAAAGTTGTATGGATTACTTGCTCAATTTGGGGTGAACGTGGTACTAAATTGGCGCCTCACATTGTCAAAGGTACATTTGTGGTCGTGGAAGGATCAGGCGGCGTGAATGCGTATATGAAAAACGGGGAAGCGGCGGCGGTTATTCGTTGTATGGTAAATTCCCTTGAATTTGGAGGCAAGCCAACGGCAGCAGGTATTCCGACAGCAATTATTGAATCAAATAAAGGCTATACAAATCCTTTAAACAATCCAGCCGTAAAGGAATTACAAAGAGAATTAAACCTTGGCGGAGTAACTTTTGAGGGTGTAGATGGAGATTTGCCATTTTAAACAACATTTATAAACCAATTAGTATGAACAAACAAACAAAAATTAAAGGCTATATGCTTTTAATCCTCGTTATCTCCTCCCTCTTTATCTCCTTTTCCGGCAAAGGTAGCTATGCTAAAAGCAAAAACAAGGCACCTAATCCTGCTAAAGAATATCCACAAGATAATCTTATGATTATTGACATGAAGAATCTGCCAGGAACACAGATTAAAAGCATGGGCAAAGATGAATTGCAAGAGTTTTTAGAAGGACAAGGCTTTAGGAGATTAAAGAATAAAAGTCTGGTAGATTTAAGACGTATATGGTTAGGCTTTATGTATGAAGATTTCTTTTACACTATGCATAAGAAGACTGATTTGCCTATCTCTGTTATTTATGCTTTCTTTATTATTGAGGCAACCAATGCCGGAATAGAAAGTAAGTTGATGGCAAAAGCATTAAACCCTGGAGGAATAAAATACAGAGGCACCGGTAAGAAAATTAATGCTATGGATGACTGCTATAAGAATGGTAAAAAGATACCTTGCGCCTTCCAGGCTTTCTCTTCTTACAATGCCATGGTGCAAGGTTGGGCAGATGTTTTAAACTTACCGAGATACAAGAATTGCAAAAGGTATATGTTTGCTAAGTATAATAGAGGCATGAGTGCTAAAAACATTGTAGATGCTACTTGTAAATGTTTTTACAAAAGCGGCTACCATACAAGTAATCTTTGGAAAGTAAGAAGTAATTTATCAACAGAATACTGGAAAGTAAAAGCCAGTTTTCCCGAAATGGAATATTAAAATGGAATGGATAGATAATTTATCACACAAATATTATGATACCTGTTTATTAATAGGCAGCGGAGCATCATTAGATCATTTACCTTATGCAGATATATGTAATAGTTTTTGGATTGACGACTTAATTATTTGTGTAAATGATATGTGGAAAGATGATAAAATAAAATACGATTATTGTATAAATCACCATACAGTAAAAGATTTACCAGAAGGATATTTACAAATATGGCAAGAAGAAATTTACAGACATCCTAACAAACACATATTGCCTGAGTTTGACTGCAACGATGAAAGAAGAGGTATAACACAAATGGAAGGAGATTTTTACAAGTACAAAGGTATGCCAGTATGTGAATCTACAAAAGTGTATGTTAAGCCGATTGTAGAAAAAATACCTAATACTTTATTTGTTGGCGGTACAATTTTGTTTGATGCTATTGGACTTGGTTTGCATTTAGGTATTAAAAAATTCTATTTAATGGGATTTGATGGAGGTCAATTTCAAGGTCATTCTTATTATAGTAAATATAGAGAATTATGGCCAGAGGATCCTTATTTTGTTACTGGGCATTCTATCCGAACAATGAACAGTTTTAAATCATTACAGGAATTTCTTAAAACAAGAGGGATTACTTTCACACATATCTCTGCAAGGTATGGATCAAGTGACCTAACATATAGCAATTATGAAGGTAATGATTATTCTATTGTTTTATAATTATTAGTCATGGGCAAGATTATTGAAAAAAGTGTTAAGATTCGTTACAGAGATGATGAAATAGACTTTCTTAAAACCTATTACCCATTTATACACAACGAAGATTTATCTTTAATGATGGGCAGAACATCTGTATCCATTGGAGTAGCAGCCAGTAAACTTGGTATTAAGAAGTGTAAAGGATTTTTATCTTTAAATATGCGTCGTGCATCTGGAATAGGTAGAATAAAATCACCTTTTAGAAACACCTGCTTTAAAAAAGGCTTTACCCCTTGGAACAAAGGCAAACAATTAAGCCCAGAGCATAGAGCAAAGTTAGTAGAATCAAGTTATGTAAAAGGTAATATTCCTTACAATTATAAGCCCATTGGCTCAATTAGAAAGATAGTTGAGTATGTAGAAATTAAAGTCGATCACGGCAGATGGATTTCTTTAAGTAGGCACACCTGGGAACAAGTCCACGGCCCAGTGCCCAAAGGCTACGTTGTTTTCCGCATGGATGGGAATATAGACAATAATAACCTTGACAACCTCTGCCTTATGTCACGGGGAGAACTGGCAGTGCTTAACCGATGGACAAGCCGTGTTTCGCCAGAGTTGAGAGAAGTGCAGCAATTAGTTAACCAAATTAAAAGAATAGCAAATGAGACTAACAAAAGACGAAGCTCGAATATTAGCGGAAGCAATGGGAGAGTATAAGTACAAAGTAGTAGAAAATCCGCATTATAAAGAATTAGGAGTGTTTGACAAACTATTTGATTTGCAATACAAATTAGAAATGTTTGGCGATGATAAACGCAGAAATGGTAGAACAACCCAAGATAATTTTAACGACTTAATTAAAAGATTAGCAAAATGAAAAACAAAATCAGCGACCTCCGCAACCACCTGTTCAGTGTACTTGAAGAACTGACCGATCCCGATTCCACCTACGACATTGCCAAGGCCAAGGTTGTGGCAGATGTTGCCCAGGTGATTATAAACTCTGCCAGTGTTGAGAACCAGTATCTAAAGATAGTGGGAGGTAGCCATGGGAGTGGATTTATAGAGGATAAGAATGAGGTGAAACAAATAGTCGAAAAGAATTAGACATTTATTAGACATTTATTAGACATTTATTAGACATTAATTGTATATTTACGCATTCCTTCCGACAGAGTGATAGCTATCGCAAGGAACAGAGGCAATCCGCATTGTTTCACATGAGTCAAGTAGTCTATCACCTGCTTGACTCTTTTTTTTTTGTAAAAAAAATCATGGATATATTAAACATTGAAGAATCGCATGAACTTGAAAGATGCGAGGTTGTAATTAAGCAAGGCTTAAATACATTTATTGAGGTTGGAGAAGCCTTATTTCTTATTCGAGATAAAAGATTATATCGAAGGGAATTTAAAACTTTTGAAGATTATTGCCAACAAAAATGGTCAATGCCACGTCGCCATGTTAATAGAATGATTGCAGCCTCTGAAACAATTATTAATTTGGGACCAATTGGTCCCATTTTACCAGAATCAGAAAGTCAGGTAAGACCATTGGTAGGACTTGAAAAGGATGTACAAATAGCTGTATGGAATGATGTTGTACACGAAAGTATAATTGACAATAAAAAGATAACTGCAAAGATGGTAGAACAAAAAGCAGAACAATACAAAGAGATTAATGAAATTATTAGTGGTGCAGAAAAATATCCAATGTTTGCAATTAGTACACCAGAGGAATTATTAAAGAAAGCTAAAGAAGTAGCAAAAGAAAGAGCCGAAGTAAAGAGACAAATTATTGACCAAAAAGGTAGTACAGAGATTATACCCTTAGAAGATTTAGAACTTATTAATAGAATGAAAAATGGTGAAACGGTTGTTTTAAATATGAACACAAATTTTCACGCTATGAAATGGGCAAAGGATAATAATAGATTTCAACAAATAGATAGATGGAGTGACTGGGGAAATCCATTTTTAATTGGAGGTGATGGTAATCGTGATACAGTTTGTGAATCTTTCAAAGTATATTTTAATTTAAAATTAGAATTGAATCAAAAAGTAAAACAATTAAAAGGTAAGGCATTAGGCTGTCATTGCTACCCCTTACGTTGTCATGGTGACCACTTAAAACAGTTGGCAGATGGAAACTAAAATAGATTTTCTTTGCCTTGGTCAAACAGTGCCAGAGGAAAGTAAAAAGTACGGTTTAAGAGTTTGTACCGCTGGATGGGATATAAAAAACGAATGCTTAGTTAGGATATATCCATTAGGTGTTAATAGAAATCATCATTTTAAAAGATGGCATATTTACAAAAACCTTCCTGTAAGAAATAATCCTAAAGATAGCAGAAAGGAAAGTTGGAGATTAAATATTGACATTACAGAATTAAGCAGTATTGTATGTAAAAAATACGATGCAAATAAATTTGATGCATTAAAAATGATGTTTAATTTATATGGCTCAAAAGATATTATAACACTAAACGAAACAAGAAAAAGTTTAGCTATTATTAACATGGTAAAGCCACAAGGATATTTTGAAAATAAAAGTAAAATTATCCAAAATGTAAATCAGCTATCAATGTTTGAAGACCTTAATTGTAATAATATGTTAGGAAAAAATGGATTTGATTATTTGCCAAGAATAGAATTTAAGGACGAACTTAATAAGCCTCATAAATTAATGTTTAATTCATGGGATGCTTATATGCACCAAATTAATTTAGCACCTAAGTATGGCAAAGATAATTTATGGAATCAATTAAAATTAAGTCCAAAAGACAATAAATTAGCTTTAATTGGTAATATGAATCATCAAAGAAATGCTTGGTTAATAATTTCAACTTTTTAATATGAATAAGGTAAACAATAAAATAAAGGAAAACTTTACAACTATTCCTAATAGCGTTATAAGGAATAAGGCACTTTCCGACCGCGCCCGATTCCTTTTTTGTTACATGGCATCTATGCCCAATGATTGGCAGTTTTACCAATCTGCAATGGCAAAGGAACTTGGATACACAAAGGATACGCTTAGAAAGTACATGGAGGAGTTATTGTCAACTGGATACTTAATAAGGGAACAAAGAAGGGAAAAAGGTAAGTTTGATTCCTACGATTATACCATTAATTTCTCACCGTGTATGGAAAATACCGACACGGTAAAAAACGGCAGCGGAAAAATACCGAATCGGGAAAAGTCGACAGTAACAAATAAAGACTTTGAACAAAGAAAGAATAATACAAATAAAGACTTTAACAAAGGTTGTGAATTTGAAAATCCACTCCCCGAAACAAAAATTAAAAATCCTTTCTCTCGCCAGGCTTACCATGATTCTCTGAACACTGACTCTGACCCAAAAGAAAATTTTGCGAAAAAAGAAAAGGTAGAACGCGAGCCCTCGGAAACGTACCTATGCTTTACCGCCTTCGCCTCCACCTATGAACGGCTTGCCGGTGTTACATATCCATCCGACAAGAATAATTATATCATGACAGCCAAGGATGGTGCAAACTGCAAAAAGTTAGTAACATGGCTAAAGAAGGTAAGTGCCAGTGAGCAGGCACCAGACGAAATGGTGACAATGTTTACCACGGCTGCATGGCAAATCAGCGACAAATGGCTTAAAGCAAACTTTACTATTAGCAATATCTACTCACAGGCAAATAACATTTATACTAAATTTATGTATTCCAACCCTGCCGCACAGGAGAAGCGGAGGCAAGAGGAGATTGAAAGGCTTGTAAATGAATTTGAAGCATAATTTTAAAACAAAAAAAAATGATATACATAATTAATAGAGCAAGTGATCACTTTATTAAAAAAGAATCCCCGTGCGAAGAAGCCGTTTTAAGACCTTTTGAAAATTGGCAAGAACGTTCTTGTACTGAGGAATATTTTAACGAACATTATAGTCAAAGGTTAGGTTTATGGCGTTCAAAAGGAATAAATCACACTACAACTTTAGATGGCAATATAATAAGGCAAATAGAAGATAAATTGTTATACATTATTGATATAAATACCTTAGAAGATTTGCATAAACTAATTGATAAATATGGAACTCTAATTATTGATAATGGAGATTCTATAAATAAAACACCAACTATTACTATATATGATGATTATATGGAATAATTTTTATATTAAAAACTTAAAATTTATGAAACAAACACCTAAAGAAAAAGCCAAGGAATTGTTTAAAAAGTTTAGTAGACGCACAAAATTCTTAGATGAATTTAAAGGTTGGATAGAAATCGTTGATTCATCTCATGCAAAGCAATTTGCATTGGTTGCGGTAGATGAAATTTTAAATATAAATTCAGTTGATAAAGACTTTAGTTTATCTCATTATTGGTTAGACGTAAAGGATGAAATTTTAAATCTTTAAAAACAAAAACAATGACACCAAAAGAAAAAGCAGAAGAACTAATATCTAGCTATAGATTTGCATTATCAATACCTAATGCTCCACTAGGAGAACACAAAGATTCTATAGCTAAACAATGTGCTTTAATTGCAGTTGATGAAATTTTACGTATAAGGTCAGTTAATAAGGATGATATATTATCAAATTACTGGGAAGAAGTTGAAGTTGAAATAGAAAACTTATGAAACTAACACCTAAAGAAAAAGCCAAGGAGCTCTTTGACCACTACTATATTTTAATCCAAGAAATTGGAGGAGAATTAGGGCAGGAAATCCTTGTTTCCATCCTCGCAGAACAATGTGCATTGTTTTTTGCAAGCCAAATGCAAGCGGAAAAGTGGTCACAAAAAAAATACAAAGCATACGAGTACTGGCATGAAGTTGAAGTAGAATTAGTAAACTATGCAAATTTTAAACTATGACTAAACAAGACCGCAATGC